AAAGAATCGTCAAAGCTCTCCGCAAGAAAGTTAACATCGCCACAGAAATTATGGGCGAAGAATTAAAAGACTGGATTTAATCTCAGAAAATGTAGGATATATACGCGAAGCGTTGTAATTTTTAAAACCTACTATTTTACAGAAATTTTCTTTGGCTTTTTGTTTTCAGGTGGATCATATTTCAAATCCACTTTTAACATTCCATCTTCTAATTTAGCACCAGTGCATTCAACATACTCTGACAACTGAAGTTGTTTTTTAAATGCACGTTTAGCTATACCTCTATGAACAAAGTCTTCTTTATCTTCAGAAGTT